CGGTCGCGGGACTCACCCACAGCGGATCGGCTTGCGCTTTCAGATACCGGATCACGATCGCTTCGGCCTGGTCCAGCTTCAGTTGAATGTCGGCGTCGTCATCCGTCGTGGTGATGCGGAGATGCGCCTTCGCGGTGGCGAGCGTGACGAGGGTGGCGCTCACTTCGCGTCCTTCCCGCGGTCACCGCGCTTGACCATCAGTTTCCAGAACGCCGCGCCCTCGAAACTATCCGGCTTGGTAGTCGTCGGCTTCTGGCAGTGCCAGCTCGAGCCCGCCCAGGTCACGACGTCGCCCGGGTCGTAGGCCTTCGCCTCCCAGATCCCGCGGTAGAGCATCGCCGGGATCGTGAACGCGCCGCAGTCCTTCACGATGTTGCCCTGGCACATCTTGATCGTGAAGCCGCGCTCGCCGTCGTGCTCCACGACCAGGTCATCGAAGCCGAGGCCGTCGATGCCGTCCTTCCCCGCCGGGCCCGGCACGGGTGCCTTGACCTCGAGCACCGCGACGCGTTCTCGGATCGCGCCGAACTCGGTGATCACGGCCAGGGCCGACTCGCCGGCGACGCTGGCGATCCGCGCTTCGAGGTCTTTGATCCGGTCGAGCACGGGCGCGAGCGCGTGTTTCAGGAGGAACACGACTTCGGCGGCCATCGCGTCCACGTCAGCCGACATGGAGCAGCCCCGCTTCGAGTGCTTTCTGCCGCAGCGCCGCGCCGAAGCTGGCGGCCATCTCCGCCGGCGGCGGAGTTACGACCGGCATCGCGGGCAGCGCGGGTGCCGCGGGCGTCTCCCGTTCCGACAACTGCTGGAGCGGCCACATCTGGTTCTGCAGGTACGGCGAGTCGCCGCCGGCGACCGGACCCATCCCATAGAATTTCAGCCGCGCTTCATTCGGCGACAGGGCGCCTGACCCGATCGCCTTGGTCGCGCCGTCGCTCCGTGCGGTGGAATCCATCCAGACGAGATCATCAATATCGCACTCGATCCCGTACTGCTTGCCGTCGATCTTCTCGTCCACACCGAGCCCGTGGTCGAGACACTTCTCGAGCTTGTTCACGTGGCCTTGAATGCACTGCGACCAATAGGCTTGCAGGAGCGGCTCGACGTTCGCGTAGGGAGGGGGCGGGCCGACGCCCACCATATACGGCGCGACGTGATAGGTACTGCAAATCCGCTCATCGCTCCAATTCATTTGCAGAATGAGCTGCGAATCCACGGCCGTCTGCCGGGTTGGGTTATCGAACTTCAGGCCATCGCCGAGGACGGCGACTTTGCCGAAGTTGTCGCCGCCATAGTTCGTCTCCCAATACGTCTTGAGCCGCGCCGCCGTCTCATCGCTAATCGCGCCTGGCGCCGTGAGCACGCCGCCGGGTTGACTCCCGTTGGCGAAAAATTTCGTCGAGTTGTTCTGAATGGTGAGGCCCTGCAGCGCCGCCGCGCCACACGCATAGATCGGCGTCACCCCGATCAGCGGATGGAAGAGGCACACCATCCGATCGTGGATGATCTCGGAGGCGGGCACCGTCACCGTCTCGGCCTGGAGTTCCGAGAGATCATCGCGCCGTAACTCGTAATACAGATCCCCCGACGGCGTCACCAGCGGCGTCACGCGCGAGGGATCGAGCACGTACATCGCGCGCACCACCCGGCGCTGGTCCCGCTGCAGCAGGACGTAGGTATTGCCCTGCGTGAGCTTGGAGATCATCCACTGTTCAATGAACTCCGTGATGTGTTGATACCGGTTGGGCCGGCGCAGGACGGGCGAAAAGGCGGGCGAGTCGATCGGCGTCCAGACGTCGGCCTCCTGCTGTTCGACCAACCGCAGACAGAGCTTCGCCACGTCGGTCGCGATGAGCGTCACGACCGCGAACAGCGTCGGGTTCGTCAGGACTTGTTCCGCGCGGAGCTCGACGTTCTGCTGCCAGGCGCCCGTAAAGCTCTCCCGAATGATCCCCCACGGGAACCACCCGTTCCCGCCTTGGCTCATCAGCGGCGCGAGCTGGAGCCCCTTGGTGCGGAGCTCCACGGTGCGGCCGAAGATCTGGAGTTGGACGTGCACCTACTTCGCCTCGGGCACGTTCGCCGAGAGGTTGAGACTGGACGCCGGTGTCGACGCGAACAGCTTACGGGCCGCACTGATCGTCGCTTCCTGATCGGCCAGGTCGGCCTCGACCGCCGCCGAGACCTGCTGGACATCGAGCGCGGGATCGTCGCGCAGCTTGATGAGCAGCTCGCGGTTGGTCGCCAGGAGCCCCATGCGCGTGTCGTAGCGGCGCAACAGGTCCTGCACGGCCGCCTGCGTCTCCGGCAGAATGTTCAGTCGGCCGTAATCTTTCAGCCCTTCGTATTGCGGGCTGCGCACCGCGATCTCGGTGTCGAGATATGCGATCGCGTCGTCGACGGCACTCATTGCGCGCGCCTTTCGAAAAAGGCCCAGCCGAGACCGGCTCCCGGCTGGGCGCGTCGACTTACTTTGCTTCGGTGACTCCAGCGACGAGGCCGAACGACGCGGCGACCGCGCTGGTGACCGTGAGCGTCACGGTGTCGTGGATGGTGACCACGCCCGCGCCGAGGTCGGTATCGCCGGCGACGTCGTAGACGGTGACCGAGGCCGAGTCACCCGACACGGCCTTGAACGACAGCGGCGTCGTGGGGTCCTGTTCGACGGTGCCATCGCCGCTGATCACGGTCACGGTGAGCGCGCCATCAATCACGGCCGCCTTGCCGGTCGAGGTCTTCGGCGTGGCATTGACCGTGACCTTTTCTTCGTTCGTGCATGCAATCGCGAGATCCATTCAGTCCTCTTTCCTACTTCTTCTTGGGTGTCTTCTTCGCGTCGTCGGGCGAGAGTTGCACGAAGCCCGCCCGAATCAGCGCCTCGATAAAGGCCGGCGTCTGGTATTCCGGGGGAACCGGGAAGGCTTCCCCCGTGAACGGCGAGCGCAGAATCACCTCCGCCATGCGGGTTACGTGCCGATGTACGGCGACGCCGTCGTGATGTAGGTCACCGCCGCCGTGCGCGCGCGCTTCCAGGTGATCATCCGTTCCGCCCGGAGGCCGACGAGGTTGTTCTGCCAGAGGGAGACGAGCACGGTCGTCGCCACCGCGGGCGAATCGGGCGCGCCGTCCATCTGCACCGACGCTTCGCGGCTGACGTCGATCTGCACGCCGCCCTCATCCGCGTACAGGATGCTGGGGGCGTGCACCAGGATCACGCGGGCGCCGACGTTGTTGCTGACGACCACGGGAATACCAAGGATGTTGCCGCCCGTGATGCTCATCCCGGGGAACAACGGCTGGCCCAGCGCGTTGACGGACATCGCCAGCCCGAAGGCGTTGGAGTCGTTCATCAGCCACACCGACCCGGAGAGCGGGATGTTGGCTGCCGCGAAGACGGCGACGCGGGATGCCAAATCGACCTTGGCCGCGGCGCCCGTCACGCCGCTCGACGCGATCGTGGCTGCGCCGTTGGTGATCGACGCGGGGTTGAGGTTCGCGCCCGCCGCCACCGCAGGATCCACGAGCTGCACGTCCAGAAACGCGCCCATGCCGGCGATAAGTTCCTCGCGGATGAGCCCTTCCGCCGAGGGCGAGGACAGCTTCGCGAGTTCCTCGCTGATCACAATGATGCCCGCGGCCTTCGCAAAGTCCAGCGTGACCGCCGCATACGCCGCGGAGGTCACCGGCTTGGCGAGCCCCTGGCCGACCCAGCTATAGGTGCCGCCCGCCGTTTGACTCGGCACGCTGACGTTGAACGGCACCTGACGAAAGCCGGTGACCTGGCCGAGCAGCGTCCGCGGCCGGAGCAGCTCGAGGAACTCGTTGAGCGGTTGGCGCACGACGAGGGGGCCGGCCCACGTGGCGTCCGTCGTGGTGCCAGGGGCCACGGCGGCTTTCTGGTCCCACATGAACTTGACCATCTGCTCCACTTCCGGGGTGTCCGTCCACTGCTTCGCGTACTGCAGCGTCTGGTAGGAGTCACCCTTGCCGCGGAAGAGCGCCATGCACATCCGGGTGAACGCGGTGCCCTTCGGGAGCATCGGCTTCACGGTGATGACGGGCACGGGCCCGCCGCCGCGCAGCTCGGAGGCTTTCACGGGATCGCTGGTGGTCGTGATTGCCGTGGCCTTGACGAGGTTGAACTTCTCCATCTCGCGCAGCCGGACCAGGTGGTTGTCGACGCTCTTCACTTCGAGCGCGAGGCCGTCGTATTCCTGTTCCTGCTCGCCGTCGAGGGTCGAGCCGGTCTCGGCGGCTTTGGTCATCAGTTCGTTCATGCGCGCGGCTTTGGCGGCGCGGGTGTTCTCGAATTGCGTGATCTGTTCGGTGGTCGTCATGAGTTTCGCGGCCTTCACCGCGTGCACAACCGGGAGGCCCGTGACGCCGGGCAGATTCAGGCCGGACGCGGCCAGGTCGAGTTCTTTGACGGTGCGAATGGTGGCGGAGCGATTCGCGGGAATCGCGACCAGGGAGAGCTCGCCGACTTCGATCTTGAGGAGGCGCCGGGTCCCGTCCTTGAGGTGTTCGATGGCGTTGTCGAGCAGGAGATACCCAATCGACACGCCGGTAATCAGTCCGGCCTTGATCGAATCCCAGGCTTCGTCAACGCGATCTTTGACTTTGCCGGGGGTCTCCACCGTCGGGATCTCCGCGCTGAACGCAATGCCCGCAGCGGTCGCCGGCTGAAACGTCACCCGGCCGACGGGCAGTTTCGCGTCATGGTGGAGTAACAGCGGGAGGGGATTCTTGTACTGGACGCCGGCAGGATCGACGCTGTCGCCCTGGCGGTCGAACTCCGGCGTCGTCGCCATGCCGGTAAAGATCCGGCGGTCCGTGTCGACCGACTTGATCTCAAACAGGCTGTAGGCGCGGTGCACACCACAAGGGTGTGACAAGGTAGGTCACATGCCTACTTATTCCAATTTATTGTGCCGGTGGGCGTCTCGGAGACACCGGCGGATCCAGTCCTGGACCGTGAGCCGATTGTGCTTCGCGTTGTCGGCATACACCTTGAGCTCTTTCGAGGGGAGGGAGACCGTGACCGGCACCGAGGGATCGGTGGGGTCGAGGGCCGGACGGCCAGGGCGGGGCGGCGTGTCGGGCATATTACTTTCCTCCGAGGACGAGCATCTGAAATTGCGGGGGCTTGATCGAGTTGTTCCGCTCCATCCGATCGATCGCCATAATCAACGCCACCACGCCGTCGATCCGCTCCGTCGAGACCTTCTTCGACGGCTTCAGGTTGCCGGTCGCGTCGGTCTCGACCGACACATTCGACACGCACCAGCGCAACACCGGGTGCCCGTCATGCCGTAGCGTCCGGCCGAGCACCGCCTTCTCGAGCGCCTTGGTCGGCGCACTGAGCGAGGTAAAGCCCTGGCGCATCGGCACACACGTAAACCCGTCCTGCTCGCTCAGGCGCGTCACTAGGTCGGTCGCGTTCCACGGGTCGAAGGCGATCTCCTGAATCGCGAACTCGGCCGCCCAGTCCTTCACCGTCTGCCGAATGTATTCGTAGTCGACGACGTTGCCCGGCGTCGGCACGAGATACCCCTGTTTCGCCCACTCGGCGTAGGGCACGCGGTCGCGGGTCGAGCGTTCCTGGAGGCTGTCGTGCGGGACGAAGAACTGCGCGAGCACGTCGAAGCCGTCGTCGTCCGGAAAGACGGCGACCAGGGCGGTGAGATCCTTCGTGCTCGACAAGTCCATGCCGACGTAGCAGCGCCGGCCGCGCAGTGTGGCACGTGGAACAGCCGCGAGGCACCCGTCCCACGCCGAGAGCTGCAGCCAGCGCGACGCCTGCTCGGTCCACTGATTGAGATACAGCCGCCGGAAGGTATTCTCCTGGGCGGGGATCTCTTTCGCCCGGGCACACGTCACGCGCATCTCCTCGAGTGAGCGGAAGTCGCCCAGCGCCGGATTGGCCCGCCGCCACACCCGCTCGTCGGTCCAGTCGGCGTCTGGCGCGGCTTCGTAGAGGATCGGCAGGAAGGTCGGGTCGAGGGCGGGGTGCTCGGCGACTTTCTTCGCGTGCGCGTAGAGCTCCCACAGAATCGAGTGCCGGTCGTAGCCGGCCGTCGAGATCGCCAGCGTCAAGGGCTGGCTGCGCGCGCCCTGGCTGGTCGTCAGCACGTCCCACAGTTCCCGGCTCGGCGCCGCGTGCAGCTCGTCATAGATCACGACCGACGCGTTGAACCCGTGCTTCGAATACGCTTCGGCCGAGATGGCGCGATAGAAGCTGCCGCTCGCCCGGTGCACGATCCGCTTCTGGGAGTCGATGATCTCGCACTGGGCCAGGAGTTCGGCGTCGTTGCGGATCATCTGCGCGGCGACATTGAACACCAGCGCCGCCTGATCCTTATCGGCCGCCGCCGAGTAGACTTCCCCCCCGATCTCGCCATCGAAGATCAGGAAATAGATCGCCAGCGCCGCGGCGAGCTCGGTCTTCCCGTTCTTCCGCGGCAGCATCAGGAGGCACTGGCGATAGACGCGGCGGCCGTCCTTCCCCGTCTTGAAGAGCTGGCGGAGAATGCGCGTCTGCCAGGGCCGGAGGTTGAATGGCTGTTGCGCGAACGGACCCTTGGTGTGGGTCAGGTTATTGACGATCTGGATGGCCCGGTCGGCGCGACTCATTTCAGGCCGACCCATTTACTCGCCGGCGTGTCGGCGGCCGGCTTCGGCGCATGGACGCGCGCGCGCGAGCTCGGTGTCATGCCGAATTCGACCAGCAGGCCGCGCATCTGTTGGAGGGCGTTGTGCGCGATCTTCACGTAGGGCGACACCGTCGGCAGCTCGCCCTCTTTGCCTTTGAGCACCATCCCCCACTTGCGGATCTGCTGCGTCGCGCCTTTCCAGGTCGCCCAGGCTTCGCAGTAGGCGGTGAGCGCGCCGGTGTCGGTCTCGGTCAAGACGCCGAGCCGGCCAAGCATGGGGGCGAGCCGGTCCCATTCGGCTTTGGCTTCCCCGTCCAGCCAGTCGGGGGGCGTGAGATCGACCAGCGGGGCAGGCCGGGGTTCGTCGACGGAGAGTTTCCGCTTGCCGGGGAGGCCGCGCAGGACCTTGAGCGCGGAGGGTTCCGGCTTGCGGCCTCTCATACCTTGACGGCTTTCTGGCCGGTGAAGGCTTCCCAGCGGTCGATCGTCACTTGCACGTATCGCGGCTCAATCTCAAGCGCAAAGCACTGACGGCCTAGTTGCTCGCACGCGATTACAGCGGTCCCGGCGCCGGTGAAGGGCTCATAAATCAGTGAGCCGCCAAACCGCTTAATGATGGTGGCCCACAACTCCACCGGCCGCGCACACGGGTGATCGCCCTTTGCTTTCACGCCTTCGCTGTAATCGTTATTGATCTCCACCATGTCGACTTGGCCATCGGTCGCCACGCCGTAGCAGAGGATCGCGTCCCACTTGTTCGTCCCGCCCAGTCCGGTTTGCCCCTGACCGTTGCGCTTTACCCACGCGATGATCCATTGCGGATCGCCGAGGATGTCGCCCCACCACACCAGCCGCTTGATACCGACAGTGAGGCAATAGCTCGTCG